TTACCTCTTGGAGGGGAAAAGAGCATCAAACAGGCGTGACGTAAGCGGACGTGTCGAGACCTGCACTTTGTCAGGCTCTTTCGACGCCTCGTCCTTTTTCTCGAAGTAGACGCGCATGCGGGTGGCATCCATCCGCTCTATGGCATCGAGGTGCCATGGCATCAGATGGATATGCCTCAGTTTCGCCCATGCATCGATCTGGGCTGGCTGGAGAGGGTTGATACCGTAGCCGGTCCCCTCCCTCGTCCGGTCCATTCTCCAGAACCAGTCCCAGACATGCCGCCCCGCAACCGGGATGCGAGGCTTCTTCCCCGGCTCGCGGGCCTTGTAGGTCTTGGTGAGAAGCACTTTGGTCATGCTCGTACCCCTATTTTTCGGACTTGTTAGTAACGTGCTGTTTGGGAACGATCGATAATCTCGTTGAGATCAACCGCGAGGAGGTTTTATGAAGCAGAATGAGTACATGGCAGGCTGGTTCAGCAATGCCTCCATCGCCGTCGGCGTCTCATTCATGGTTTCCGTGATCTTGGCCGTAATCGACGGCAAGGTGACGGAAAGCAACATCTGGATCTTCGCCACCTTCGTTCTGTTGTTCGCAGGTATTTCGATCTTCTTCGTTGTTTTCGGCTTCTTTTGTTTGAGACGTGAGGAGAAATCCATGTCTCCGGAGATCAGATACATACCGGTTGCCAGCTCGGCCGGTATTCACGAGCTAGATCGAGCGCTTCTTGGTTCTCCACACGAGCCGATTTCAAACCGTGTGGAAGTCGTAATTAGAGTGCGATAGCACGCCCCTGCACGATGAAGACGACGTTGGTCACGCTGTCGTAGTTGTGCGGGTCTACATTCACGATGTGGAAGTCCACGTCGCCGGCCGTCACGATGTCACCCACCTGGGGCACAATCGCGAGGCCAACCGACGAGATGTAAATCTGCCGATCCGCGCTGGTGATATTCGTCCCATCCACATATCGCTCGTCATAGGTCATCGGCACCAGCTTGGCCGGGTAGCTCGTCACCGTTGGGTCGCCGCCGAATATCGGATCGGGAGGCGTCGTGCGCTTGATGGTGCCTGACTGGCCGTATTTCGCGATCAGTCGCCGTGCCGTCTCCTGCGGGCGGGTGTAGAGCGCAGTTGCCATTTTCGACCGTTGCCCTTTCTTTATTGATTGCCGCCCATAGTTACCCATCAAGCGCATCAAGCGCCGAAAAAGGAGAATGGGGCTATGGGTTTATCTATTCTGGTCAGCATCTTAATCACCTTCCTCGTGATCGTGCTGGTTCTCTACCTGATCAACAGATTGCCGATTGACGCCCGGGCTCGACAAATCGCCCAGGTGATCGTCATCATCATCGGCATCATTTCCCTGCTGAAATATCTCGCCGTCTTCTAAACCACCAGGACTCCCGGCAGGCACGGCACGAGGAACGGCCACAGCCTGCCCTCGATCGCCGTAACGACAGGCGTGGCGAGCGCGACGATGTCGGCGATGTCGGCGATGTCCGTTGAAGTGGAGGTTGAATATTCGACCTCAAGCTGTCTGACCTTCTCGCGTTTCACCGTCGATGAGCCTGTCACCACCGGTGACAAACTGCCGGGATTGGTCAGTTCGAGGATGGCGGCTTCATACGAGGCGTTGATGATTGCCACCGGGATCTCGTTAGAAGGGATCGTCTCCCCATAATAGGTCGTGGCTCGGGTGCGCGGCCATGCGCGCTCCTGGGCGTATCCGCCGCTGCGGGAGCTGGGGGAGTTTCGGCTCGTACCGATCGATCACCAGAGCCGCGCCGGCGGGCAGCGGCGATCTGAGGATCAGTCGTACCCTCAGGTATGACATAGCCGGCGGCTGCCGCGTAGGTTTTGAACCCGTCGTCTGTTCCGTATCCGGCCATGTCGTTCTCCTGGGAGGAAGTCGACCCGGCAGCGAACTGCCGGGTTCTATATCAGGGCTGCGTTGCCAGCTCTTCGAGAGCGGCGATGATCTCGTCCTTCTTGGACGGGGTCTTTTCGCCGAGCAGCTTCGTGGTGGCAGACTTGAACGACATGAACTGGACGTTCGGGTCCTTCGCCATTTCGAGGACTTCGAGAGCAGTCTTCGGGCTTTCGGGTTCCTGATTGCTCGCAGCCTTTGAAGCGCCCTCGATCTTGAGGAAAGGAAGGCGCTTCGCCTTTTCCAGATCGACGCCTTCAAGCTCGACGTCTCGCGTCTCACCGGGCCGGACATAGACCGCCCGCCCATTCGAGCGGATGCCCTGCAATGCCTTGCTGTTATTGGTGACCTTCATGGATCAATCCTCCTATCAGGCCGGCGGCGCGGTGATTTCGTCGCCGCAGGCGGCAGCACCCGGCAGACGCCATTCGGTGCCGCCGGTACGGGCGATGATGCCGGTCTCGAAGCCCATGATCGATTTCTGGCGCGGCTGCAGCACCCGGCGCGGCATCGGCAGGTGGAAGCGGAAAACTTCCGTGTCCCGGCGATAAACGACCATTCGGCCGCCATCGTCCTGAGATGCGGTCGCAAGCTCGCGAAGCGGCTGGATATCGAGCGCCTGCCCTGTTTCCGCCGTGTAGACGTTGTTGCGGCGGATATATTCCAGCAGGGTCAACCTTGGCGATGGCGCTCTTGTCCATCAGCATCAGAGGCACGCGGACGAACTCGCCATCACGAACGACCTCGCCGCCAGTCTGCCCGACGGCATGGCCTTTCCAGTTTTCCGCCGTGACGTTCTCTTTCGGGTGATCATCGGTCACCGGGCGGTAGGCGTAGGAGTGCATCGCGCCCTTCGAAGACCTCCTCCTCCGGCCGGTAGACGCGCACCACCGCCTTGTCGCGGAATCCGTGCTTGTTCTCCGGATCGACTTCGGGGCCGGTGTAAAGCTGGATGCCGGTACGGGCCACGCGGGCGTCGGCAACGAGGTATCCATCCTGGGTACGGCGGAGGCCGTCCAGGATCACAGCGTCGAAAAGCTGCATGAGCAGGTCTCAAAAAAGAAGCCGCCCAGGGGCGGCTTTGGTGAACTTCACGTTGCGGGATGGGTGTCGAGGTTAGTCGCACTTATCCTGAGCGGCAGCAGTTTTGTTGCCCTTCTGCTGTGAGGCAACATCCTGACCAGACGTGGCGAGGTTGCTGCTTTCGCCCATTGGCATATTCCCACCATCTTTTTGCGGCGTCTTTGGAAGGGCGTCCGCACTGGTTGTCGTCGTTCCGGTTGGGGTCTCTGTCTTGGCCTGAGAGCCTGAATTTCCCTCCAGCGGAACATGGGTGCCATCCTTGGCGATCCCGGTCTGTGAATCCTTGTTCACGGATCCGGTCACATCGTGGCACTTTGCAAGGCTCGGTGTATAGCTAAAGACTGCCAGGGCGATTGCAGCCGAGATCGAAATAGTCCGTTTCATGGCATCATCCTCCTTCGCCAATGAAGCGTAACCACCGTCGACACCCTTTGTTCCGTAGTGGATGACGTCGTCTCAGTCTTCTCTCAGTTGCTCGAAGATTTCCGGGCCAAGGATGATTTTGCCCTGATACGGTTCGACCTGGGAGAGATCGATATCCCCGCCGATCTGGATCGAAATGTGTGGTTGGTATTCGGGCCAATCCCACGACGCGCCGTTCTCAATGATCTCGCGGTGACGCCACACCAGTTCCGGCGCTGTGATCAGCAGCGCCTTGTACTCGCCGTTCTGGCCGAGAGCATCCACCTGGCGCGGTCCACCCGCGCCGATCTCCAAGCGATCTGCCCAGCTTGTCCCGACTGCGAGCCAATCGATCGGCTGACGGCTATGCGCGATTGTTACGTGCAGATCAGGGACGACGTCCGTGAACCCTGCTCTTTCGCCCACCGGACGATCTCGGCACGGTTCAGCACATCACGGCGCACATGGAGGCGTCCGTGGCGCGGCGTCCTGTTGCTGCTGGCGGCCACCTGCCCGCTGCTCGCGTCGCGCGGATTCCAGCGCCAGCGCGGCGGCTTCTTCCTCCATGGTCGGCTCTTGCTCCTCGATTAGCCCATACTCTTCGACCGCCGCAGCGAGGCCCGGCAAGTTTCCGTCTTCCTCGATTCGGGAGATGAGCGCCTTTGAGACCGCCTCGCGGGTGATAAGCTCCTGGCCGGCAACCGTGCCCACGATCGAGCGTGCTGCTTCGGAATTGATCTTGAAGACCTCCGCCCGCTCCTTCTCCGTCTGGGTGTAGAGCGGTGCCCATTCATAATAGATGGCACCGTTGCGGCCGCCGGTAGCCGAGCGGATGCAGACCTCATCGAACCGCCACAGCGCCGGGGACAGCTTGTTCCGCTGGTCGGCGCTGATTTTGTCGTAGTAGTTCTTGAGCGTGACCTCGCCGTTCGATCCGAGGCCGCACGGCGCATCTTGAAGGAACCGCACCAGCGGGATATCTGCCGTGCCGGCCGCCACCTGAAGGTATTCCCGCAACAGCTCCGGGAACTGCGCGAAATTGATGGTCTTCTGCTCCCACTTCTCGCCGTCTGTCCCGTTCCCGTCCAACAGGAGCATATTGAATATACTCTTGAGGGTGGCGTAGGCTTCGGAGAAGGTCATGTTGCCGCCTCGCGCGGAACAGAGGAATCTCCTAGTTTGCTCCCGGCAATTGAAGGATGAACTTGATGCAGACGCCCTGGACGAAACCGGTTGTTGTTGCTGTCGGCGAGCCCCCGGTCGAGGCGACGGTAACCACCACACAGGGCGCTTCGTGGGCTCTCATTGAGGATTGGCCTGTCGAGGAAGGCCCGGCACTCACGCGTGCCCTGGCGATGTGCGCGGGCGTTCTGGAACGCAAGAACAAGCCTGACGAGGCTAGAAAAGCATTTGTCGAGGCAGCCCGAGAGGCTGGAGTATTGGTGAGTGCATAAGCGCTTCATGCGACCACCTCATCGAATTTGGTGACTTCATTTCCGAAGGAGTGCCATCCGGCGCGGCTCTCCCGGGCGAACACGTCCGCCCGGCGCGCGTGCGGCATAACGCGATCGCAGATGTCATAGAACTCGACTGGCTTGCGGCTGTGCTCGCGGGCGATTCCATTAAAGATCGCTTGTGGGATGGCCTGTCTGCTTTGGGTTTCCGAGGGTCGCGACGACAATAGCCTCGCCAGTAGTGCGGACGCGGTAGCCCGTACCCATGCGGATCTTTCCGGCCGGTGTGGTCTTTCGCCAGACCAGAAGAGACTTGTACTCGAAGCCCAGGCCTTGACACAGTCGATCGCCAGCGGAAGCTGCGGCGCTGTCGCCCAGCAGTAGAGGAGGCAATCCATCGAGGCGAGCCTGCCGACCGGGAGCGCCATAATGTCGGCATCCTTCATCAGGTCGTATTTCCCCAAGGCCGACTTCCTCGCACCTTCCTTGCTGTAAAGGTCGACCCCCCAGGGTGGATCGATGACGATCCGCTCGTAGTAGAGCGGAAGGAGCGGATCGAAGAACCAAGTCATAGCCGCCCCTCTGGGCCTTTAGTCCCACCCATGCCCCGGACCTTGGCCCAACGGGCGAAAATCGAGGAACGGCTACGCCTGTTTCGACTTTCCTCTGCAATTCGCACGTAAGATGGAACAACATGATCGAAGATCTCTGGGATAAGCCGATTGAGCTGATGATCGAAAACTCGGACCACTTCCGCAGCGTTAGCGGCAGCCGGGAGGCTATGGCCTGCCTGATGACTTGTTGGCCGACTACGGGAGGCAAGCACTTCTCGGCGGCCCGGCGAGCGTGCCTCGGTGCGATCGATGGCAAACTCAAAGGAGCCGTTGCGCACCGCGCTTTCGTAAGAGCCGCGGAGGAAGCCGGTATACTTCGCTCGTGATCCTTCGCCCATTCTATGCAGCTCATCCGGGAAACCGGGAGAATGCGCATGCTCGATGTAGACTGGAGAATACCGGTTTCGGTCGAACTCTACGGCCCGGGAAATCACGAGCTGATCTTCTGTACGGGAGACGCAGCAGACTGCCTTCTCAACGACTGGCCGGTGGATGACGGAGAGAATTTCCACGAGGCTCTCCGAACATTCATGCTCGTTATGGATGGCCTTGCGGAACCGGAGGAAGCGCGAGCTGCTTTTGTAGCGGCAGCCAAAGAGGCGGGGTTGTTGGTGATCGACTAACGTCATGCTGCGTCCCTTCCTTGCTCCCTCTCGGCGAGCGCCTTCAGATACGCACCCTTGATCTCCTCGAACCGGGCGATGTCGTATTCCTTGACGGCGATCTCGTTTTCGGGACGCGGGCGCTTTGAGCCGGGTCCGTGGTCGTCGAGCCAGGTCTTGGCGCTGGCAATGCGGCGATCGAGCCATGAAATCATTTCGGAGGGATCGATCAATTATCCGACCTCCGCTCTGGAGGTGGGCTTTCCGCCGGCTCGAAAAGTCGGCACGCTTTCGCGTAGTGCGGGATGAGCCGGTTCGCTTTGTTCAGGATAGGACGGTTGCAGCGAGCCTTCTTGATCTCGCAGGGTTTTGTCTCGTGCTTCTTCCCGAAGTATCCGGGATCGGCAGGTACGATTTCCGTGCCCCGCCCACTAGCTTCCTTGTCTGCCACACATGCCAGAACCGGCACTCGCGGCAGGTCTTTCCCTCTAGGCCCGTTCCCGCGATATGCGCCTGACCGAGATATGTATCGGCTACTGGAAGGCGCTCGGGCTCGTCGTGAAGGTCACTCAGAAGTGGTCAAGCACCGAGAACCTGCACCGCGACATCAAGATGACCCTCGGATACCGCGAGCAGGTCGTGAACATGCGGACCGGCGAGATCACCCTCGTCCCGGACAGCATCGCGCTCGACAAGATGGTGCATGCCGAGTTCTGCGAATTCATGAACCAGGCCATGGCACTGATTGCTGACACGGTCGGTTTTGATCCTTTGAGCTTCCTGGCAGAGGAGCGCGCAGCGTGAGCAGGCGCGAATTCACGAAGTCGGTCTATGCCGCGATCGTCAAACGCGCGATGCAGGCGAACGGCGAGATCGCTTGCGAAGGCTGTGGGCTCATCCTTGGCCGAAAGCCTTATCACATCGATCATACCGATACCGTTCCTGACGCATTGCAAATCGACAAGGGCCGCAAGCTCACAGCCGACGACGGCAAGCTTCTCGGCATCGAGTGCTGCCACAAACCGAAGACGGTTCAGGACCAAGGAAAGATCGCGAAGGCAAAGCGGAACAAGGCGAACCACCTCGGCTTTAAAACTGCACCCGCTAAAAAGCTCCGCGGTGCGCCCTTCCCCAAATCCTCAAAACCGAAGCACGAACGCCAGGCTCTCCCGCCGCGCCAGCTATACGAGGCAAAGCCATGACCGATATGTTACGCCTGGCCGTCGCCGCTGTATTGGAGGCCGACAAAGAACTCCGCTCGAACATGCCCCCGGGTTGGGAGGGCGATCCGCTATCCGACGAGATAGATGGGTTGCGCCGCATCTTCGAAGCCCCCCGCACCCCAGATGCATTTGGTGGGCAATCTACCACTGCTTAATGAAATAGACTGCACTGCCTCCGATAGCGGAGAAAGCCAAGATAAACAGGATCGCGCGGACGGTCCCCGTGATCATATTTGCCTCGTAGATGAAGTCGAAGAAGCTCCGTCTCCGGTTGGACATGCGGCACCTTTGTCTGCGTCGATTCACAATGCCGTGGCTAACGGTGCGATCGAACCTAGTCAATCAAGTTTCCGTACCGCCACCCGCGCCGCACTCCGAGAGGAGCAGTCGAAATGACGACGCCGGCTCCGGTAAAATCCGCCGACCTGAAACGCATGGCAGCTATTGCCAACCGGGGCGGCGTCCGCGTCGAAATCGAGGTAGACGGAAAAATTATCCGTGTTGCCCCCGATATCCCCACAATCCACAGCCAGAGGCCTGTTGAGAAAGAAGCGGACTTCGATTTCTAATGGAACACATGCCCCGCAAACCGTTCCTTTCTCGTGAGAAGAGCCGCCACGGCCGGCTCGTTTGGTATTTCAAACGGAACGGAAAGCGCATTCGGCTGCCTGACGAATACGGCAGCGCGGAATTCAACGCGGCTTACGAGAAGGCGCTCACGGGATCGACTATATCAGCGCCGGAAGAACCAAAATCGAAGACCGGGTCCTTCAAATGGCTCGTCGGACAATACAAGCGGAGTGCGCCTTTGCAGCCCTAGCGCCAGCAACACGACGTGCCCGAGACAATATCCTGAAACAGTTTCTGGCGGACCCAAAGAACGCGGATGGCCAGTTCGGGAAGATCACAAAGGCGCATATCAAGAAGGCGATGGACAAGCGCGCAGCTACTCCGAATGCGGCTAACAATCTCCTCAAGACGGTTAGCCACCTGTTCAAATGGGCGGTCGAGGCTGAACACCTCAACACAAAGCCCGTTGCCGGGGTTTCCAAGGTCAGCGTGAAGTCAGATGGCTTTCACACCTGGACCGTCGATCAGGTCGAAAAATTCCGCGCCCACCACAAACTCGGCACCAAGCCGCGCTTGGCCATCGACATCCTCCTCTTCCTTGGCCTGCGGAGATCCGATGCGGTTGTTGTCGGACGCCAACATATGAAAGACGAGCTCATCTCCTTGAGGACCGGCAAGACAGGCGCTTGGGTTTATCTGCCGGTCTTCAAGCAACTCAAGGAATCGGTCGAAGCCACGCCAATCGGAGACCTCGCATTTCTGACGACGGAAAAGGGAAAACCATTCAGCTCGGCAGCATCGTTCGGGAACTGGTTCGTGAAGCAATGCAAGGCGGCAGGGCTGCCGGATGAATGCAGAGCGCATGGGCTTAGAAAGGCAGGCGCCACCATAGCCGCCGATGAAGGCGCGACGGCCCATGAACTGATGGCGATGTTTGGTTGGTCAAGGCTGGCTATGGCTGAGGTCTACACGAAGGAAGCCGATAAAAAGAAGCTCGCCAGAGGCGCTTCGGAACGCCTGTCGAACAGAATGTAG